GCTAAGAAATCGGATACGCCACCTGCTGAATAATGACAGGGAATCTGTTACAGCATGCGCGTGGACTGGCGGCAGCGATTGCAACCAGCGGAGGGTTTACGGTAACGGCAACGTTAAGTACCCCCGATAATGCCACCACGCTTGCAATAACAGGACTAGGCACAGGGACGTGGATGGTGTTTGAGGATCAGCGGCAGAATAAGCCGGTAAATTCAAGGTCAAACAGTTTTGACATACCGGAAGCCCAATTGATCGCGGCGGCATATCCTTATAAGAATGCCAACGGTAAAATAGACCTGAGAAAGCATAAAGTTATCGTAACGGATAATAATGGGTTGCAGGGAACATTCACGATCACCGAAGATCATTATAATGCAACTTTGGGTTTAGTGGTAGTAATATTAGGATACGCGGCATGAGAAAGGTTAAAGGCGAAAGGTTAAAGGCGAAAGGTAGGAAAAGAGAATGCCGTCTTTAATTACAGGGGCAATCCCGAAGCAGGGATTTGAATTGTGCAGGGATGCGATAGGGGCTATCATATTAACAGAGTTGACCGCTCAAAAGGTTATCCAGGGAAGCGATTTCCCTGAAGATGTAAATGTACTGAGTGAGAGTTTAACGCCCTTTGATTCGGCGGACCTGGTAGCTTTGAATATAGCATTGGCAAGTGCCAACTATTCGCAGTTTACGCAGATCGACGCGCAGGGCAAAACGATCTACCTGGTGGATATTTATACATCGGGAACGAACTCAGGTGATAGTTCCTTCAGGCGGGACAAGTTTTTGGGGATGGTAGGTTATATATTCAGATCCGCTTATTACCGGATGCTTGGATTACCTGCCGGACTGATCGGAGGGGTTTATGTAGAATCGTTCGTGATCGGGGAAACCAAAAAAGAGGATAGCGCTTTTACGAGTTTCGCCCAGATGCAGATCGGGGTAAGGATACAGGAAGAGGGACAAGGATGGCCGGGAGTGGCATTCGCACAAAATAACAGCGGCGTAACGCTGGGACTTACAAGTAAAGGTTATAAATATCAATTTATAAATAGTTAAAATGGGACAAGAAATTTCAATATCACAATTAAATTTAGAAGATATAAAGGTTTTTGCCTCCATATTGTTTAAGGGAAAAGTTGCTCCGAAAGGGTCGATATTTTATATTGCCAAAGTTAAAATTGGAAATATGTGCTACGAAAGATGCAGTATCCCATTGAACAGGGCTAACGCCAACAAGCAACAAGAAGATAAATTTGCCTGGGATTATAAGATCAATTTTTATAACGAGTTGCAAAAGAAGTTAAATCCTCATAATTAAAAAATACAATGGGAATATCTACAGCCATACCGGGAAATGACGTAAGCCGCACCAGCGGTTACCAGTTGAATAAGGGCAACTTTTCGACCGTAGAACCCTACTTACCGCAGCAGGTAGTAATACTGGCAGAAGCCAATACCGCTAACCAGGGCACGATAGTTACCACACCGGTACAAATTACCAGTGCAGCGCAGGCCGGGCAAACTTACGGTTATGGTAGTCCTATCCATGCTATTGCGAGGCAACTATTCCCCAAAATTGGCGGGATACCTGTTTGGGTGATGGCACAATTAGCCGCAGGCGGATCAACAGCGACAGTGATCGTTTGGGGCATCTCCGGTGCAGCTACGCAAAATGCTACCCATTATATCAATATTGCAGGCAGGGAAACTTTGGATTTTGCACCTTATTCTATTGCTATCGCGATAGGTGACACAGGTGATATTATCGCCACAAAATATTTTAACGCGATCAACGCCGTATTGGGTTCACCCGTTATCGCTACGAAAGCAATTATCGCCGGTACATTTGGCACTTCATCTGTGTTATTTTCGGGAACAGGCTTAACGGCTGCTCAGAGTGTAACGCTTGGCGGATTGACCTATACTTCAACCGGAACAACCACACAGGCACAATTAGCCGCGGCTTTCGCAAGTTTAGCTGTAGGGGCAACTACAGGAGCGGGAACAGGCACAGGAACTTATACAGGGGCACTGACAGGCTTTTCGACTGGTACGGTTACTTCCAACACGGTAATATTTACGGCTACAGTAGCCGCACCTTCACCGGCAGGTTACCCGGTGGTTGCCTCAGGAACGGTTGCCGCTGTTACTTCGGTAACTAACGTGGCTGGCACTTACCCAACCGGTACCTTAACATTGACCACTAAATGGACCGGTTTAACCTAGGCCAGTTTGTTTACCTCAATTGATGTAAACGGCAATTCGGTTGGCTTAACATACGTGCTGAGCTCAACAACTGCCGGAGCGGGATCACCATCCATTGCAACCGCATTAACACAATTTCAATCAACCTGGTACACACTGGTTATTAATAGCTATGGTGTGGCGCAAGTACCCGCACTGGAAGCATTTAACGGGGTGCCTGACCCGGTTAACCCGACAGGGCAATATTTGCCGCAGGTTTTCGCACCTTTTATGGCGTTCTTTGGATCGACCGATCCGGTGGCTGCTGATTTGGTTGCTATTACTGATGCTTCTGGACGGGTTGCACAAGTAACCAATATCTTATGCCCTGCACCATCAAGCGGTGTAATGCCTTACGAGGTTGCAGCGGCTTTCTGTTTGTTGTTCGCTATCGTGGCACAATCAACGCCACACTTAACTGTGGCAGGGCAATCATTGATCGATATTACACCTCCGGCCAATAACTTAATCGGTGACCTGGCGAATTATACCAATCGTAATCTTTTGAAATCAAAAGGCTGCAGCACGGTTAATCTGGTGAACGGTGCTTACCAGGTGCAGGATCTGGTAACGACTTATCATCCTACCGGTGAAAGTCCACTGGTGTTTAATGAGGCCCGTTACCTGAATATTGACTGGAACGTGAAGTATGGCTATAAACTTTTGGAAATAGCGCATTTGCGCGATAAAACGATTGTGGCTGATGGGCAGATCACTACGGTAGCTGATATCATCAGGCCGAGCGACTGGAAAGCGATCCTGTTTACTTATATAGACAGCCTGGCAAATTTGGCGCTGATCACTGACCCGGCATTCAGTAAGTCTACCGTTGTGGTAGAGATTGATTCGGTTAACCCGAACAGGTTTAATACCACGATGAGCTATAAACGTACCGGCACGGCTGAGATAGAATCGACCACCGTAACTGTTGGTTTTTAACAAAATTGATTAATAATTTTTAAATCACATACAATGGCATTTATAGGCGGTGATGTATTAGAAGTAGCTTGCACCCATCCAACATTGGGTTCGTTCCGATTTTCGCCTAAAGCGGCGGAAGCGTTTAACCTGGAAAAAGGCGGTATCAGGAATACGGATGATAACACCGGTGTAACCGGGCAGGGGCAATCCATCTGGATAAAGAACCGCAACCGCTGGAACGCGGATGGTCCGGTTGCAGTTGATATGGTGAGCGACAATGAAATGCTTAACCTGGATGCACTGGCAGCATCGCCCGTTGAAGGAACATGGACATTTACCATGATCGGCGGCGCTATCTATAAAGGTACGGGCAATGTGGTAGGTGAATTAAAGGTGGACACGAATACCGCGAGCATGCCTTTGAAAATACAAGGCAGCGGACAGTTGGAATTAATTTCTTAGATTTGAGAAATAAAGCCAACGATATAAACTTATTAAACTCTGGCAAGATGGAAGAATTTAAAATTGCAGAAGAGGTAGCGATTACCGAACTGAAAACATTTATTGAATATCACCTGGATGAAACCATTGATGAAAGCCAGGTAGGCAGGGATTACAAGGAAGTGCTGAAAGCGATGCAGCGCGGATTACTGGATGTGTCGGATATGGATGCACCTGTATTAACCTTAAAAACCCCGATCAAAACGGATAGCGGAAATGTAGATCAATCAAAGATCACTTTTTTGACCCGCATACCGAAAAGCAAACTGGCGAGTTTATCCAAAGGTTTTGACATTATCAAAAACCCGATCGGCTTCGCGAATGTGCTGACCGCTTACCTTATCCAGCAACCGGCAGTTGCCATGCTGGATAAATATTCGAAGGTGGATATGAAGGTAATAGACCAGTTAACCGGGCTTTTTCAGTAAGTCCGGGCACAGCGGCAAGCGCGGACAATATCGTAAGATCAGTATGCCGGAACTTTAGCTGGGCGAGCCCAGCGTATGTAGATAGCATGTTTTTTGATGCAAAGGATCACAATGGGTTAATATACTGGTACAATGATATACAGGAGCAGCACCGGGAAATGGAGGCTCTCCGTAAGAAGAAATAAGAAATGGCAGCATTAACCGTCCCCACCATATTTACCGCTGTCGATAAGCTAAGTTCTGTGATCTCCAAGATGCAGGGCAACGTTTCCAAATTCGCATCTGAAACCCAAAAGAAATACGCTCAGATGAGCAGGAGTGCCCAGGAATGGCAAACCAACTTTTCGCAAATCGGGATGGCCGCAGGTATAGCCGGGGCCGCAATCGTTACCCCGCTCGGCTTCGCCACCAAAGCAGCATCCGACTTTGAGGACCAAATGGCCAATGTAGCTACGCTGGTAGATACGACTAAGGAAAGCATGAAAGACATGGATAACCAGGTACTTTCCGTTTTCACCAAAGCACCTGTAAAACTTGAAGATTTAACCGAAGCATTGTATAAGATACGAAGTGCCGGGATACCTGCCGCGCAGGCGATGGATGTATTGGCGAGAGCCTCCATATTAGGTATAGCCGGTAGGGGTACAACCTTGCAGGCCGGGGATGCTATTACGAGTGCGATCAATGTATTTAAGGATGAGGGACTGAGCACGAATAAGATCGCAAGTATGTTGTTTGAAACGGTAAAGCAGGGCAAAACGACTATTGAGGGGATGAGCGAATCCTTTGGAGCCACGGCCAATATTGTGCATAATGGTGGTGTAAAATTAAACGACTTCCTGAGCGCTACCGCTGCCATGACGGTAATGGGTGAACCTGCCTCCCAGGCAATGAACCAGATCCGGGCATCTGTATTCGGTTTGGAGAAACCTACTACCAGGATGAAGTTCCTTTTCAAATCTTTAGGGGTGCATGATGTAAAAGAACTGATCGGTAAGTTTGGTAATTTGGGTAATGCGATGAGTGCCATTGAGGATCGTGGAAAGAAACTCGGGGTGAATATGGGGCAAGCGTGGGGAAAAGTGGGGGCTTATGCGGCCGTGATCGCATTGACCGGCAATTCGAAAGGCGCCTATAATAAGAACCTGGCAAGTATGGTGAACAGTGATGCTGACCTGGCGGCAGGTTATGCGGACAAGCTAAGCACTATGAAAGCGCAATCGCAACTTTTACAAAACGAACTGCAATATTTCGGCATCAAGGTTGGGCAGGCATTATTACCTGTTTTGGTGAGATTAATGAAATTAGTAAAGCCGGTGGTAGAATGGTTCGGTAAATGGATAGAGGCTAATCCCAAACTGGCGCAGGTAATCATTGTGACTACTGGCGCGATAGGGGCTTTGCTATTGGTGATCGCACCATTGGCGTTTACGATCAGCGGGATAGCCGCAGCGGTAAAACTTTGGGCCGGATTGAATTTGTGGCTGGCGGGGAGTGCCAAAACGGCGGCCGTAGGGATAGCTACTGAAGGCGCTGCCGTAACAGCGGTAGCAGGGGAGTTTGCTGTGGCCGAAGTAGCGGCGGCCGGTTTTTTTGCAACATTATCGGCATTTGTAATACCTGCAGCATTGGTGGCCTTGGGTAGCCTCGCGATTTGGAAAGTATTGAATCATCCGCACTGGCAGGATGGGGATATGGCAGATGATAAGGGAGGGGACAGAACGAGGTTTAACCGTAATTTGCCAAGCACCTTTAATAATGTATTCGGCAATTCGGCTGAGGAATCCGCCTATCAGCAATGGTGGGTAAAAATGACCAAAGCACATTCTAAATTACCGCTGCAACGAACCGACTTTGATAAGCAATTTGGATCTGATTATAATACCCCATTACCGACATTAGGCAAAGATTGGGTGCATCAGTTACAGGTGCAGGATAGTACGCAAAGAAGCCGTATCGATCTTCACATCAATGATCCGGGTGGGCATATAGATAGTTCTAAAACGAGTTCGCCCGTGCATATTCCTATTTCACTTCATCAGGGTTCAACAACAGGCAACAAATGATCACGCAGGATATAGATATCATAGAGGGGGGCGGCGGCGGAGATATTACCGTTGTGAATGGAGATATCGGGATGACCGATTATTTGTATAACCAGGTTTACTTAGCCCTGTTTGGCGGCAATGTGGAAGCAGTAACATTGGGTAATGAGCCGGATGGGGCAACCCGTGAAGATTACTGGCAGAATGATCTATTATATTTCAATCAACCGGCATTGCAATTTAATAGCACTACGGAACTGGCTTTGCGGCAAAATGCGCTGAGCTCATCCGGTAGGGTGGCCATACAAAGGGCGGTAGAGACTGACCTGGTATTTTTAAAGGCGATAGCTGATATTACGGTAAATGTTGTAATTTTAAGCACCAATAAAATACAGATCGCGGTTACGCTGCAACAGCCAGCCAATAACATTGATACCACGATCAAATTTATATGGGATAATGCCAGGAATGAATTGATAACACAAGTAAATATACCGGTGATATGAAAATTGTAATAATAGCAGAATTAGAAAAGGAATCATCTTTAAAGGAAATGCTTCGTAATAGTGTCGGTATGGATTTTTTTGGTGAAAAGGTTAAGAAGCAACATATATTCATTCTTAATAAAGATATTCCAGATTTTAAAGATGAAAATAATGAAGCCCTCGACAATCTTATCGAAGTGGTTAACGAGGAACGTATTTCATAATGAGCAAGCCCATCCCTACCATCGCGCAACTTTATACTAAACTATCCAGTGATATCAAATCACAGTTGGGTATTATTGGGGCGTTGGTAAAGTTTGTGATCAATGCTTTTAGCGGGGTGATCGCAGCTCAGCTTAAATTACTTTATCTGTACCAGGTTGATGTACAAAATAACCAATTCCCTGATACGGCAGATACAGCAGCCAACGGTGGTACACTGGAGCGCCAGGGGCAAATCTATTTAAACAGGCAGCCTTTCCCGGCTACAGCTGGTATATTTACCGCTTCGGTAACAGGCAGTTTGGGAGCTTTGATTCCGTCAGGCACCACGTTTAAATCGGACGGCGGTACTTTATCACCTGGTAACCTTTACGCTACCACGGCTGATTATTATCTTCCCGGCACAAGCGGTGTGATATCGCTTACCGCTTTAAATGCCGGGGCGAGTTACCTATTAAACATTGCCGATACGCTGACCATGACCGCACCGATATTGGGTGTGGATGCAAGTGCGGCGATCACGGCCATCACTACGAACCCGGTTGATGCAGAAGATCCCGAGGTTTACCGTCAACTCATTTTAAATGCCATCAGGTTACAACCGCAAGGGGGAAGCAAAACCGATTACCGGCTTTGGAGCGCGGATGCTGATGGTGTACGCACTGTTTATCCTTATGTTAAAAATGGTGAGGCCGGGACCGTGCAGGTTTATGTAGAAGCAGTTACCGTGGATAGTACGGATGGCAAAGGAACGCCGTCCAGCGGGTTATTAACCGAAGTGGCAGCGGTATTAACTTTTAATCCTGATACGACCATCCCCACCAATATGCGGGGGCGCTTACCTATACAAGCTAATTTGGAAGTGCTGCCAATTGTGCCGATACCTGTAGATGTGATCACTACCGGTTTATCCTTTACCAATAGCGGGATCGTGGCAGCGGTATTAACTAACCTGATAGCTTATTTATATTCGGTTCGCCCTTATATAGCAGGTTGTGATCTGCCGGGTGATCAGAATAACTTACTAACTACTGTTCAACTGCAAAGCACGGTGAATGACAGTATCGGCAGCAATAACACGTTTATCAATTTCGCCATGTATGTAAATGGGGTGCAGTTGAATGTGTTTACTTTTTCGTTGGGGAATATCCCGTATTTAAGAAATGTAACTTATGCTTAAACTCTGATATATGAATCAATGGGAAAAATGCCCCAAATGTGAAGGGACTGGAATTTACAATATGCCATTATCGAATACGACAGGATGTATATGTCCTGTTTGTAAAGGTGCTATGATTATTAATTCGTTTACTGGAAGGGCGCCTCGTCATGAAAGGCAAAACAATATACCTGCAGGCAGATTCATTACAGGAACCGCCGAAGTTAGTTTTGATGATATACCTTATTTTTAATAAATGACCTACTTAGTAACCGATAGCAGTACACAACACGGCCTTAATACCCCCAGTGGATTAGGAACGCCGCACCGTTTGCCACGTCAGCAGACTGCTACGCCGGTTGACTTCTTTAAAATGGTGGCTTTGCTTTATCCTACGGGCCGCGCCTGGAACTTGCCGGAGGGTGGAAACTTTGCTGCTTTTCATGCGGGTATCAATTTAAGTTTGGTGCAGGCCGCTTTGGATGCTGCTGCCACATTAGATGCTACTTTCCCGGATAATGTGAACTTTGACAGCGGTGATGCTGATCTGTGGGAATATCGCTATGGCATACCATTCAACCCGGCATTGACCTTACAGCAGCGCATGAATAATATTTACCAGGCGATGGCCTTCCCGCAGAATATTTTGGGGAGACAGTCGCCCGGTTATATAGAAGCGACATTGCAGGCGCACGGGTTCAATGTAAAGATATATCAAAACATCTTTTTTGACGGAGGAGGTAATCTTTATCAAAAAACACCGAACGAGATATTGGGAACGGTTACGGAAACTACGCAACTCAGATATATTTCGGTGCAAACACAACTTGGGGCGCAAACACAATTAGGAGGAGCAGCATACCAGTTTATCGCGAATAACGAAACGCCGGAGGTATATAGTACGGGTGGTGTGCTATGGCCGACCTTTTTTATAGCGGGAAATACGATCAGCACGATTGCTAATATCCCCGCTACCAGGCAGACAGAATTCAGGCGGTTGGTGCTTAAATTAAAACCTGCGCATACGGTAGCTTTTTTATTGATCAATTTTACTTAAATTTAAGCCATGGCAATCAGCAAAAATACCCAGGCGAATATAGATGACAGCAATCCTGCAGCCTATCCAAACGGGCAGGTAAAGGACGACGACGGATCAGGGGATGGTTTCCCGCTGATCCGGGTTACTACCAG